CCACCAATTAATTTTACACTATTAAATTTTGGGTTTTCTTCTATAGGAGCAGAATATTTTATAGAAGATTCAGGTATTAATTTATTATTGAGAGAGTAATAATTAAATTCTTTTTGAGACATGAATTTAACTGACTCTGGAGATTGTATAGAGCGAAGTTTTATTTGGACGTTTGGATCATTAGAAAAACAACCTAACAAGCAATCATTTAAAGATTCATATTGACAATTACCTGTGGTACACTCAGAACAACCTTTTACTCCATCAACATAATTACAATTATATCTTATAGATAACCTAAGCTGCTGACCAGTGCCAATTAATGGAGGAGATAATAATTCTCTTTCTCTATCACTTGGATCTCCCCCGGTTGTTCCCGTTCCTTCACCTCTAGTTCCTGCTGCTCCTGTTGGAATGACAACTACATTAGCCTGCGAGTTAATTCCAACTGTGGTGGTGGTAGTTCCAGTAGATCCACCAGTATTGGAGCTTCTAACATCTGGGCACTCATCAGAGATACAAGTTAATCGACACACAGAAATAGGTTGATCTACACAAAATAAATCTGTTGGCACTAAACAAGTAACACATTTTCTTAGTTGAGGATTGCTACGAGGTGACGCTGTTGTGCGCCCTCTTTCTTCATCCTGCTGCTCGCACGCTCTAGGTCCCACAACTACGCATTTAGATCCACATTTTGTGCTTATACAGTTATCCTCACAATTTGATAAACTCGTATAGATACACTCGGGATCTGTTTCAGATGTTGTCCCTGCTGGGCATGGATCACATCTTTTAGTTTCTGCTGTAAGAAGCACCCCCGGATTATCAGGGTCGGGAATACAAGATTGACTCCTAACAGTTACACATTTATATGTTACAACTCCATCTGGAACACGGACAGCGTTTACAAAAGAATCATAAATACATGTATTAACTGGTAAGCATACTGCAACACAAGCAGCGACTGTTGGAAAGGCTCCTGTTGGTCTTACTACTCCGGGTGGATCTTCTCGACACTCAGCAGTTCTAACAGTACCCCCTGCTAAAGTAAGATTAGGTAGTTCTGGGCAGACACTATCTGTATACCAACATTTATGTATAGATAAAGCACACGGGGCTTCCCCAAATCCAGTCTGCTCACATTCGCCTCTGCTAGCAAAAACTCTACTTGTTATGGTTCCTGCGGGAGCTTGAGATCTAGGGACACATTGTCTGCTAGATTCGTCTAAACACCCACCAAAAGTACTTGGCAAATCTCTTTGACTGCAAATACAAACCCAACCATCGTCTTGAGGATTGAAGGGAGGTATATTTGGTATGTAAGGTTTAGGGTCTCTAGGTGGGTTGTTACGAATTGGAGAATCAGGAGTATACCTAAAAGACGTAGGTCTTAACTCTCCACAATTGAAGAATAATGCTGGTCTTGGAGTATTAAATGGAGGTAAGTTAGACATAACCTATTAGGAAGGTCTATTGACTAAATTTATTAAAGGTCTATCAGTCCTACTGGTAGTCACGCTTCCTTCATGAGAATTTATTCCGGGGACTTTATGAATATCATTGAAGAACTGACTTTGAGTTCCACTGTATACTCTTGGGTGTCCTATGATAGTAAATTCAACAGAAGGATAAATTATTCTTGGTAAAGAAGTTCCTCCATTAATCCAAGGATCACCATTTTCTTTCCATAACAAGCAATGACTATTAGCAACGAATTGAGTCATCCTCATTCCAGCAATAGTGTTTAGAGCATTACCTGTTGGAGCAGGAGAATCAATTATTTCTGCTCTGTGATTTGATGGTGTATAATTATCGTCAATATATCCAGACTCTGGGAAGAAAACGAAGATCGTAAAATCTATGTAGTTTCTTGTAGATGAACCGTTTGGTCCGGGAACATTTTCTCTTTTAGCTCCTTTTGACACCATGATACCATGAGACAAACTGTTAAATGTTTGTGAGTATCCGTAAGGAGCGGAGTTCCAATAATTGGCTACAACTGAAATATCCTCTACCCAAGAGGTATTAGTTATGTCCAAAGATATTGTTTTTGAAACCCAGAAGCCACCGTTTTTAGTTCCGTAAATTCTACCATCTGTTCTAGGAACTAAAAGTCTATTTAAATAACCGGACTCAGGTGATGCAGCATTGTTAGCTGTTATCTTTCTAAATGGACCAAATGTAGTACTATTGTTATTAGTTGCTTCATCATTATGTCCGTAAGGATATTGATTTTGAGACAGCCAACCGGGTGCCCAATAATTTATTCTGTCCGTTATACCTAAACCAGCGGGGGGATTTACGTTTGTGTTCAACGCAAGAACCCAAGAAGCTAGGTCCCAATCTGGGAAATTAGTTAAAGTATATTCAGGAGGGAGATTGTGTAATGTTCTAAACTTCTGAACTGTTTCTGTGTCAGAAATATTGTTGTATTGAGCTTTTATAGCTCTGCAAATAGCTCCTTCTGGGCCGAAATAACTTCCACCTCTAATTATTCCTCTTGTTAAAACTCTACCCATACCGTAATCAAATGTATTAGGTTGAGATGTAGGTGGTTGCGATCCTCCACCTCCTCCTCCTCCAGTAGCGGGAGGATCATTTGAAGTTGAGGTTAATTGAGTTCTTAATTGATCAATTTTTGAATTTACATAAGTCTTTAATCTATTGCTTTCGTATACAACTAACCCTTCAGTAGCTACAGGATTTGCAAGAGAAATAGATGGCATAGCTGCTGCAATACCCGCTCTCTCTCCATATGTTAGTTCAGTGGTTCTAAAGAAAGGTCTAATGTCAATAACATCGGAAGCAGTTATTATTTGATCTTCATTTTCGTTTAATGTATTTTTTCTTACTACAATATAAGCAACAGGTAATATAGATTGCCCAACTAAAGAATAGTGGTTGTTTGGTAACCACTCAGCTAAGACAGGAGCTATATTCATTAGATCGTCAGGTGCTGGGAACGATCCTCTTACACCCAATGATTTAAAACCAAGATTAGTATTTAATTCATCTGAAGGATTTCCTAATATGGCTTGCCTAGGAGTTGCCGCTATAAAGGCACTGTTTATGTTTTGACCTTCAGTGTAATTTAACTTTAGTCCTGCTCCTTTTACTATTCCAAGTTCTGGTTTATAAATTTTTCTAGGAGTGCTACCTGCCCATCCATAATTAAGGTGAACGGCAGAGGTATCTATTGGCTTTGAATATATGAATAACAAATCTATTCTTTGAGTTACTAAAGAAGGTGATGAGTTAGGACTTTCAGAATTTACCAAACCATCCAAATCATCTATGTAACTATAATCATCTGGATCAAATGGATCTATTGCGATTGAGAGAGGGTCTGCTACATCGACAACCGCTGTTCTAGCTATACCTCTCCACTTCTTAATAAATTGAGTATCTGTGTATAGTAAAGAAAAGAATCCTTGATTAAATCCATTTCCACTAGCAGTATATTGATTTACCTTGATAGAGGGTTGAGGAGTAGCCGTTCCTGAGTAATTACTTTCTCCAATAGGGGAACCCCCCCATAGAAATACAGGAACATTAAAATCAGTCCCTACATTATTGAATGCAGCAAATAACGGATCAAATCCGTTTGTTTCAGTTGCTCCTATGGTCTCAGGGGTTCTCATCAAGTAAGAACCAAAACTTCTTTCAGCTAACCCATTCATACCTAAAGCAGAGTTAGCTAAGTATTTTTGAAATCTTTCTAAAATACCTTTTAATAATATATTATCAACTGTAGCAACAGTCCACTCATTCCATTCCCCTACGGCAAGTTCATTACCAAAAACCCTTAATATTAATTGTAAAGGAGTTAAATCATACGCATCATTTATTCTGGCAATGAACCTTCCGGGTTTGACGGAAACTATATTTGAATTTACTCCAGAGACATAGGGTTGAAGTTCTACGAAATTAGATCTAGAGGCTTGATTTGAAAGTGGATCTGCACCATCAACTGAAACTGTAGCTGATTCTATGGCATCTTTTATCCAAAGAATATTCTCTTCCAATTGCTCTATAGGAATATTATCTACTTCATAGTAGTAAGGATCGTTTGCTTTATACTTACGGATTGGATCAGTAAATTTGTAAAATGTCGATCCACTTAAATTAAAATTAATACTTACCATTTTTAGTTATCCCTATTTAAATCAAAAGTATTTACAGAATCTAACCCTAAACCAATATCTTTACCTAACCAAGATTCTCCGCCCAAAATATTTTTGTAAGGATAATAAATTGAAACTATTTTTCCTAATCCTGATTTACCTACGGAACAATGTTTTGCGTTAGCAAAAATATTAGAAGCAGATTCATCTAGGAATATCCTTTGAATGTTTGGGGATATTAGCATACTAGATCCATAATAGAACCCTGAGCAAACACCTGAAGCATAATTACCTTTAAATAATGACTTATGAATTGCACTTGCGTAAATCGGAGCCGATGCTGAATAAGGAGGTTGATAACCTTGTGAATAAATTTGATACAACCACCCACTTAAGTCATATCCAGTAGATCCAGTTACATTAGCGTTATACACTAAATTTAAAAGGTAAGCCGCTGGGTCTACTGAAAAGAATAATCTAAAGGGACCTTGATTCTGATAGGATGAAGTAAAGAAGACTGAACTAAATGTTCCTGATGTAGGTCCAGATCCAAAATAATCAAATATTGATAGCGATGATGTGTCTGGAGTTCCTGAAGGGGCTTCATTTAATATATTACCAGAAACATTTATTGGAGCTACGAAATTACTTTGCCATAAAGCTTTAGGTCCATGATACCCTACTGCTTGGGGGAAGTTAGAGCTAACTGAGCAGTAGTTAGCGTGTAGTTGTGAATTATCTCCTATATTCCAAATAAATAATTTACTGCAAAGATTAGCTAAAGTTACTGAACCCTCTGCGTCATAAATTGGTGCAGAAGGATTCCACCAACCACAAGGGAAGTTTACGTTTCTTAAATTAACCACACTATTTTCAAATGCTCTAACACACATACCTCCTAATGTTATGGAACTAAAATTTTGGAGGGCAGCAGTTGCTCTATTGAATAGGTAATATTTTGTGGGTAAAGCCCCTTGATAATTAAGAGTGTTATTGGTTACTTGAGTATTAACTAAATCAGGACCAAAATTAACTGGAACATTATTTATTGTTGGGTTAGGATAAAACTGTAAATACCCGGCACTTGTGTAAAGACCATTAAAATCTGAATAAGTTTTCAAATCAGGTCCATAACTCAAAGCAGACACTCCTGCTGAAGAATTTGACCAGTGACTTTGAAAGTCTCCCAAATCTTTAATATTTATTACGGAATTTTTATTAGCAACTAAACATGCTCTAGTAGAATGTAATTCTACAGTGGTGTGCTGATGTGGGCTGGATAAATCAAATTCATTTATTTCTAAAATTCCGTTTGTGTTGTGAGGCGCAATATTCAAAACAGAATTGTCTTCAGTTAAAACATCTATTGCGAGTCTTGCCATAACTGACGGACCTTGAATATTAAAACAAGAATTATTTGATGTAAATACACCTACAGAATTTAATTGTTTTAATACGTCATTTGGTCCAAAAATTCTAGTTGCATAATTATTTGTTCCTTTTGTTATGCAAGTAGAATTATTTTCCGTTTTTATTGCTATACCTTTTTTGGATATTGTGTTGTTATGTGCGTTTACTATACTAGATGCATCTCTTAAAATAAGAGGATGTAAAAGAGTACACTTTGAAGAGTTCAAAACATTTATAGATGGATTTGGAGAGGTGCTATCAGTACCTTTATTATTAACAGAATGTGAATTAAAGAATTTATGATATCCTACTTTAGAAAATACAGAAGATGTGCTTTCATATAAATAATTTGAATTATCTAAATGAAGGTGAACACCATTTCTGTCATAAACAATTTGTGGGGCAGTATCGGAATAATTTAAATTTTTTCCATATTTAAGAGTTGAGTTTTTAAGATTAACACCAAACTTTTGATTGAATATTGCAGTATGTAAATCAGTTTTTATTATTGAATTGTCCGCTAATAACCCAGTATCATTACTATGTAAAAGTAATTTTCCATTCCACTCCATTTCAGAATTTATCATTCTTAGTCCGGCAAAGAAATTTTGATCGCAAATCAATTCTGTTGGATAAGATCCAGAAACTCCTCCATACAATTTTGAATTTTGAAGAACAATTCCATTAGCATTTCTATTAAAGTTTATAGGACAATTAACGTCATAAGCTAATTTACTATTCCCACTAACATAAAAATAAGTTGGATCCTGAAGTATTTTAGAATATTCAAAAGAACTCGTTGAACTAAAATTAATATTAGAATTTATAGCTAATAATCCTGCCCCTAAATCTGTATCATAGCTACTGCTTACATTTGTTACTTGTCTTGGTCTAGAATAATTTCTATATGCTGCTATTCCTCTGGTTAGAGTAACATTTGAATTATTAAAAAAGAATCCAGCTTTATTGTTTTTAATGCTAGCACAATTTTCTATTAAAACTTTTGGGCAACTACCAACAGTAAATCCATAGTCATTGCTTGTAGTTAATCCACTTCCATCTACAAAAAAGTTTCTTATGTAAAGTGGACCATCACAATTTATAATCTCTGCTCTGGATAAAGTGTTTCCATAAAATAACCCAATCATGGGTAAAATATAGGGGGATACTTGCAACGATGGGTACTCTCCTTGAGGAATAGATTTTTTCTCAATTAAAGAAGTGTTTGTGACTTCTTCAAATGAACTTATATCATAACTGTGAATTTTATCAGTAGTAGATTCTAATATTGATTCATAATAAAGTAAACCAAAAGCATTAGGAAATCCTGTAAGAGTAGCTGCTAAGGACGTAACGGATGTTCCGTAAGACGGAGGATGGTAACCACTCAAGGAAGCTAACAACATCAAACCATTTATGTTTAATTGATTTGAAGAAAGATCCCCCATAGATGAAAAAACTTTTTTATTTAAAAATTCAGATTTTGTATCAAGAAAATGCTGAATAACTCCTAAAGAGTCGCCAGATACCCAACCTAATTTTCCATAGGTTGTAGTGTAGGTGTCGTTGTTTGTAGCGAAAACATTTATGCCTGAGGTCCCAGTATAAGGTTCCATTTTGGCAAAATTCTTGTTAACTATTTCAAGAGATCCGTCGCAGCCAAATTTTATATTTCTTAGTATTAAATCACCCAAAGCACCTTTATTACAAACCTCAATTATTACTGGGTAATTTAGGACCTCTGGTAATGCAGCTATTGCGTCGGCTATGGTTTCATATATATTGGTATTGCAAACATAATTAGAGGCGGCTCCCCCGGCTGAGACCACTAACACTATTCCGGGTAAACTAGAAGTAGGGTGACCTAATTTTTCCCATAATAAATGAGTTCTTTCTTCTAAGTCGTATACGGGTAAATTGTCTTGCTCCCAATTATAAAAAGAACTAGTGTCAAATTTTGTAACGCTTTCAGTCCAGCAGTTATAAAGTTTTGCTGATCCGCTAGTAGTGTAAAAATCATTATGAACGAATACCATATAATTCCTTAAAAGTTAATTGTCCAACGAAGAATAAGAGCAAAATCAGAACTCTTTCTTATTGCAGAAAAAGATTTATAAGCTACCATCATTGGAGCTTGGGGAGTAAGACCTAAAGGATTTCTCATAAACAAAGCAATTTCATTAAGGTTAGTACTAAGTGATCTTATATTATTACAAGAATCTTTATCTATGTTTATGGTAAACCTTACAGAGTTTGTTCCCAGTCTAGTTATACTATGAGCAGGTATAGCTGCGTACCAATTAACATCTCCATTAAAAGTTGTTCCCCTCATCATGTTTCCAGACAAGGGAATCAGTTCCCCATCCTCCCCTACATACTCAAAAGCACTACTTAAAGGAGATAATAAGGTGTTAGTAGTACTAACTTCTCTAGCTGTAGATCCGCTTACCCCAATTTGAAATCTATCTATTTGATAGTCTAGTATATTAGTAGCTCCAGATAAGCCAAATAAACAAGCCAATCCGATGCCCATTCCCTGAACAATGACGTTGTGATCATCGTAAATAAGCTCCTCTTGTCCATCATCATGAACTTTGTGAATAGTAACATGACCATTAACATTTAAGTAATCAAATATATTCATTTAAAAAAACCTTATTGTCCATTGATAAACCAAGTATTGAGCATTCTTACTTTCTAACAAATATTTAAATCCATTTAATCCAAGATAATCATTTAAATAAATTAAGTCTCTATTAAACGTCTTCTTGGCAAATAAACGATATTTTCTTATATTATTTAGTGGATTAAATGCAAAAGGTGGTTTATGACCTTCTTTTAACATTTGTTTAACATCTAGGCACCATAATCCTAAATGATAAACTCCTCCGTATAATAATAGTGCCGCAGCATCATGGGCGTATAATCTCCAGACTAAATCAACCGTACCTGTACTACTAAATGTAGGGCTTAAATTTATCAATACCCCACTACCAAAATTACCTAATGTTGTGTTGACCTTTCCTTGGGACCCATTTAAAGGAGCAAAAGTTAAGTAACCATTAGAATCCATTAATCCTGAAGAGTTGTAATACCCACTTAGAGTACCTGAATAAAAAGTATTAGCTAAACTACCTGACACTGGGGCCGAGGATAAAACATAATAGTTAACTCCCCCTGACGGTGCAAAACAACCTAGAGTTCTATATAAAGAAGAATAAGAACTTAGTATTGCATGGTTAGCACAATGACCTACGTCAACTCCAGAAAAAGAATCTCCAAATACTGTCCTACAAGATTTTTGTTCTAATCTATAGTTAATTGGATCTGGGTATTCAGGTAATAAATTATAAAGAGGTATTGCAGAAGCAATTGCAGACGAATGATAGGAAGATACAGAAGTGGGTTCAAATGACCTAACAATGATGCCACTAAAGTTAGTATCATAAATTGCATGAGCATGTTGATTGAATCCACTAGCATCTTTACCATAGGTAATTGCTTGAAATGTAAAATTTGAAGCATCTAAAATAGCGGATGCAGACGGAATTTTACTCAAGCTGGGGGACAGCGTCAGTATGTCTACAATAACTTCTCCTGCAAGGTCTAATATCATGTTAGTTGTTTATAATTATTGAAGACAGTAATCCTACTGCGGCGATATTGTTCCATGTAACACTAGTAGCCCACTTAGGATCTATTCTATAGTTTAGTCTACTACCACCACTAACCTCAAACAAATCTTCAGTCACAGAGGCTATCCTACTAGCCTTGCCAAAAGTTGATTGAGATCCAGTTATTTCTGCAAAGTACTTAAATATATGATAGAGTTGTTCCCTAGTTAATTTAAAACTATATTCTTGACAATACAAGTCACCTACAGGGAAAGGATTATTAGTTCCAGAGACCACATACTTGCACATGTCATTTAAAGTTTTATCTAGTAAATTAAATTTACTAATATAAAGTTCTCTGGATTGGTTTGGGTACAAGAAAACTTCTATGAAATAATTTTGATCTTTCCTGTGAACTTGATTGTATACTTTATAATAATGTTCTGGAACTTTAATAAATTTATTAACTGTATTAAATTTAACTGAAGCATCACTAAAATCTGAAGCGTTCAGATTGTAGAATACTGAGTCATCTGCATAACATAAGTCAGAAGATATGGAGTAGTTGTTCAACTTAAAATTTAATTTGTGAGAATAACAATCTTTAATATTATCTAAAGTTAAAGAAGAAGATTCAACAAATTCCCAATACCCATCATCTTCTATTGGAAGACAGCTTCTAGGAACGCCACACTTTGGTTTAGGTTTTTTGCAAGGTGAATTATTAGGAATGAATACCCAAGTTCCAGAGTTCTCATAACCAGTATGAATTAACACTCCTACAGTTCCGTTACCGAAAGAATTAAATTCTTCAGCAGCCAGCATGGCATTTAAACTAAACACAAACTCATGATTTGGTATTAACAAATTGGTATCTAAAGGATGTCCTTCTTCAGACGGATTTTTTTCATTCTTTAGATCAAATCTTATTCTGGGTAAACTTACATCACTTTTTGAAGATAGTTTTAGTATATTGTTAGTTACAACAAAGCTAGATCTTTTTTCACTGTAATTTCTGAATGTAGTTCTATCCAAATTGTAAAATGAGAAATAATTCCTAGATCCGGCTCCTAAAGTATGAATTAATTGTATTCCTGCTACAATGTTTGAATTAACAATCTCTGATCTAGAAGAAAATTTGAAAGAAGAAGCTACTAATGAACTAGCGTTGTAGTCACCTCCTCCTCCAGAGGGGAAGTACTCTCCACCGGGAAGAAGTTTCTGCACTCTTATTAATGTAGAAGTTGTAGCATCTATAGCAGAACCTTGAATAGATAAGTCAGAATTTCTTAATATTGATCCATACGCATGAGCTAAAAAGTTTGGACCATTTAAGTTTAATCTTAATTTTGTTAATTTGTGCCTGTTAAAGTCTTCACAATATATTTTATAAAGTTTGTGTACATGTTTACCAAATTTAAAATTAGTGAAGTCTGTAAAATTACTTGGGAATCCTACATCTTCGTAAGTCATTTCATTTACCAAAGACCCTACAACATTTTTCCATGGTAAGAAATTGGTATATGAACTTAAATTTGTGTATACTATTGCAGAGGCTAATGTATATTTTGCACTCTCCCCTAATTGAAACATAACTGACATTATCGTATCAAGCTGCCCTCTGTCTATTGAGTAATCTTGGAAATCTTTATCTTCTTTTGATACTGTAAGTCTTGTGTTGTATTGAAGCTCTGCTAAAGAAGAACCTAAGAAAAGATTTGAAGATCCATCATAATGAATGGAATCGTAAAACTTTAAAATTGAAGTTGCAGGCTCAAAAGAAAATACATCAGCTTCAGATGCTGCGTAATTATTTATTGCCTCTCTAATTTCAGGTATGTAAACAATAAAATGTGAATAAGATCCTGTAAAATAACTTTCGTATCTTTGGTCAGGCTTACACCAAATCCAATTAGGATAACCTTTATAAATGTTTTTCTGTTTTAGTAAATTAGTTAATTCAGTTTTAATAGATTTATATGAGGTAATAGCAGAAGCTGCCATGTACTCAGCATAAGGTACTGCTCCCATGGAACCTATTAAATTTGCATCTAAAATTACATTAGTACCTAAGAAAGTTACTGCACCTCTAAAAGTAACTTTGTCACCATAACTGTTTTGAAGTATATCTATTCCACTACCTATCCAGTTTTTATAAATATCCAAAAGCTCATTCGTGCTATTTACAGACCAATCATTTACAGAACTATTGTTAATTATTCTTGATCTTTGAGCATAAACATTTAATGATGCACTAGCTTCAGTAGGGTAAGCATTTGGAAGAGCTAATTTAATAATGTATACAGGTCTTCCACTTTTCTTTTGTAATTCATAACCAAAAGTCCAATCAGGTCCAATCGCGGAAACTAATTCATTCGTTGATACTTGTAAAATATCATTATTTGTTCCGGGTTTAATAATTTCAAATTTTGGTCCTGTAGTTGAACTAGGCTGAAATAAATAAACACCACTTACGTTTTCTTTTATCTCTGTGTAATATGTATTTAAAGCACTAGTAGAGCTAGGATGAATACCTCCTGCCAAACTATCTCCAAACCATAAATAAAGATCTACAGAATCTAAAGGCACTTCCTCTATTTGAGGATCTTTATACCCACGACAAGGGAATGTATTGCTTACAGTTAATCCAGAATAGATAGAAGTAGAATTTAAATTTTCGCAATAAGAATATATACGAGGAACATTTCTGTAGTCTGGGATAGGAACATATTGTTGAGAAGAAGGAATTAACCCAAGAGGTAAAAATCCTAAAGAAGATAATGAATCTTCTACAACATAACTCTCAGTAGTAACTGGCATATTGTGCCCAGTCCTATCATAAAATCCATAGGTATTAAGTAAAGACCTGTAATTTCTTCTTCTAAAACTTTTTCTAGGTGCTGCTATTGCGTTAGCTTGCATTAAAGAATCCGTTATACTGTTGACGGATTCTCTAGTTACTATATTGTTTCCTGTAAATCCTCTCTTGTAAAATTTTAGATCAGATCCTGATGTTTCATAATTATTAAATGAATTAGTGTCCGACTTATTGGAGAACTGAGAATCCTCCTTATTCATCCAAACCATTGTTACATCTGTAGAATCGTTAGTATAATTTTCTGTCTCACTTGATTTTAGGTATAATTGTTTTACAGCATGAGCGGGTATAAATTGATCTATTAAATCACTAAATGCAGCGAAGCCTTCCTTAGTATTTAAATCAAGATCTTCACTTTGAAAATCAAAATCATTGTTTTCAAAAAGCATTTTAAAGTGAGAAGATTTTCCATTCCACAATGGAAGATACTCAACTTTTTTATTAGAAATATCTAAGATAACATTATCCCAATTTGGAGGATAAGTTACCGAGGAAGTAAATATTAACCAGCTATAACCAAGAGAAATATCCTCTACTGATTTTAAAGAATTGTTTATTATATATAATCCAACTTCGTCTGCAAAAGATTTTGGAACTCCAAAGCAAACAAGTTGATCCATTATAAAGTAAACTATATCTATATTTAATTTTTGATAAATATAGTATTGATATTCCTCAAATGGAGGAACTTTAATATCCCTCCCTCTGTAATTGAATAAGAGCCTTGGATCATTTATATTTAACTCTTCCCCATCATACCAAAAGTTTAAACGAAACTTTTGTGCTGCTCTTAACATTATTTCATCTGTAACACATCTTACAGATTCATCTAAACTAGAGGGAATATAATGAACATTGTAATCTCTAGAAACAGATTCTGTCCAAGTATCAAAATCTTTTAAAAGAACTGATTCAGTGGCTAAAGCATAATAAACTAAATGAGGAATGTAAGATTCCCACAATTCAATTATTTTACTGGACACATCTAAAGAGTCTTTAGTAAAAGTTGAATCTAGAACGAACTGTAATGCTTTTTTTGTTCCAGCAGCTTTGTATATTGTAACAGCGTTAATAAGCTGTAGTCTCCACTTCAGAGAATCTAATCCTATTAATTTCCAACCTAAAAGATTAGCTAACTCTGGAAGATATTCGTCCGGGCATTTTTTAATATCATTTAGTATTTCTAAAGTATCAACTGAATCTGCATAATCAGAAAATGCATAAGACATTCCTTTTAAGAGTCTCCAGAAAGGACCTTGAGATTCTTCGCCGTCTAAATAAACTCCTAAGTTTAAATAATTTTCAAAAGCTTCTTTTACTTTAAAGTCTGCTCTATCAGAGTAATTTGGAGAATAAACTATATCTATTAATGTTTTTAATTTATCTAGTTGCTGCAATCCACTGGTATAAGTAGTGTCAGCCAAAGATAAATTGGGTAAATAATCTGTTGGTAAAATTCCCAGACGAAACCAAGAATTTAGATTAGTAGTAAAATTTTTGAAAATGTATTCTGTTACACCTTTTAATGCGTCATTCAACAATATAGATTTATTGTTATTGTAAAGATTATTTACTAAAAGATCAGCTACAATTTCATACCCATCGTAATCAACACCGCTAACATTCAAAAAATAAAGCCAATTTAAATTAGTTATTAAATATTCATGAAGTGCAGAAGTAGAGGTTATGCCTGTGAATTCTCCAGAGGGATTATTTAGCCTTATTGAAGGTAGTAACTCAGACAGCAAGTATTCACGAAATTCTGCACTAGTACTAAAATCTGATAATCTACCTTTCCCAACTTTTCTTAATATTTTTGATTCAAACTCTGCGTAATCTAAGTCAGTAAGTCTGTTTTGTTTTATAAAGAATTGTGTTAGACCCTCAAACGTATTTATTGATGAGTATTGATTACTTCCCGTGACGGGAAGGATACCTCCAGCACCACTAATTATTGCAGTGGAATAGTTCTTTGCAATATTTATATGACTGTTGATTAACTCATCAATAATGTCTAAATCAACTCCACTAGTATTAATATCTTCTTCAAAATAAAAACTAGGAGTAATTATTTGAGTTGCTTTTACATAATTTCTTTTGTAAAAGTTTTTTGTTTCGTATACGGAATTTTCTCTGTATCTAGAAGTCATTACTCAAACACCATTATTATTGATAAGTTATTAAGCTGCATCACTTCGTTAAATTGAAATTTAATTGTTTGAGGTAAATTATCTATTGTGGAATACCTTACGTCTGGGACTTCTTCAAAAAGTTTTCTATTTAAATCTTGAGCATTAAAAGGTTTTCCAAAGTCTAAATTATCAATATTAAAATAATCTAAAACTGAATCCCTTACTTTTAATTTAATATCTGATTCTCTTCTTTTATAAATTTTATCACATCTTATAGTCATAACAACATCAAGGGTTCTTATTAAACCATCTACCACGACTATTTCATCTGTGAGCATTTTTTTAGGTTCTATTGCCTCTAAAAGCTCTCGCTTAAAGGTAGGTGTAGCTCTTTTAAATTGAGTTGCATTGGCTTTTTCTAGGATAAAGAGATCTATCACGTTTGCAGAAGAAAAGGCTTTCCTGACCGATATAGTGGCTTTAGCGACCGTTCCTGTGGATGATTTAAATGAGTTTACAAATCCCATATAATCATTCATAGTAACTAGTCTATCCTGTGATCTAAATAAAAGAGGAGCGTATCTTTTCGCATTTTGAATTGTTTGTGCTGGGGCTCCTCCCGCACCTAAAGATGTGTTTTCTACGTTACCATTCCCTGCTTCACCGTCAAAAATATCTGTAGTATAATTTACAGTGATAGGTGCGTTAATAGCACTCTTAGCTACGTTTCCTCTTGTTCCTCCACCAACTCTATAGTAAACTGTAAAATTATCACCATTTTTTGGAGACCTACCTAATAAATTATCACCAAAAAATAAAGTAGCTCCAAAATCCTCGTCAGAAGTTATTTGATAAACTTTATCATCAGGGCCAGAAGCAAAAAAAATGTTTTCAATTGGAGTGTATACTCCTTCAGTTGGCCCTCCATTTGACTCTATAAATAATTGTATACTACCTTCAACAATAGGTGTATTAGTTAGCTCAATAATTTTTATACTATCAGTGTCAGAAAAAGTCCCTGTTTGTTTAACTAAAGCACCTTCCATTAAAACTAAATTTTCGACAACTGAATTTGTATTGTTTTCATTATAAAATATAGTTATATCCTCAGAATCGTTAGTAAACTCAATTTGACCATCTGGAGTTGACTTATATAAAGTGTAAGTTACTTGTGAACCATCTTCTGGAGAAGTTATAGTAAATACTCTTTGATTTGCTGTTATTGTAATATAGTCTGTATTGTTACTCCATATAGGATTATCTAAAGTTATTCTTGCGTTCGCTATAGCAGAGGTAGGTCCTTTCATTCGGACTCCAATTAGTTCTAATAATTTTCTAACACTGTTTCTAGTTCTAGCAGTTCGTATATAATTTTCATTAGCTAAGTAGTCAGATTTATAAGACAATACATGTCCCATAGCTGCATTTAATTCTAACAACATTATTCCTAAATCTGACTCAGAAAAAAAGTTGTAATCTAGCGGATAAACTGATTTAATATATTGAATTAAATTATCTCTTAAAGATAAGAAATCTGTTGCTGCAAAGTCTAGTAAATCCTCTTTTTTAGAATCATCTAACCTCGCTTTTTTAACTAAATCAGAAGTAACTTTGCTAGTAAATGACATTTTATATCTCCAACTTTACATCAAAACTAATAGAATCTTCTTCTCTAGTTCTTAAATAAATTTTAATTTCTAAATCTGCTATAAAACCAGATTCAAATCTATCTTTCATAATAATGTCTATGTTTTCCACTATAACCCAAGAGGCATATTTGGTTAATACATTCCTTATGTCTGACCTAATTGTATTAAATAAATAACTACTTTTAGGCTGAAAAAGATATTTTTTTAAATTTATCCCGTAATCTGGGAGCATAACTCTCTCCCCCGGGGTTGTTTTAATTAATTGACTTATATTTCTTTGATATAATTTCTTAGAACTCATCTTAGAAAAATATCCATTCCCATCAGTATAAGTGACTGGAAAGTTAAGTCCATAAAGTGACGTTTTCTTAGATTTTGATCTAAGATCGGCTTCTTTAGTATTTCTTAATCCAAATACTTGAATATCTTCGTTGATAGGCATTTTATTATAAATCTATATTGAGGAAGAAAGCTTTTTGAGCTACATAGTTATTTAGAACTTCAGAAGAATTTAATGTTTTATTATAAAACTTAAAACTACCTACGAATCCTTCTAAACCTGATTTCTTTCCACCATAAGACGTTCCTAAGAAATTTCCGTTCGGACTACCATCAGTAAAGCCTCCTCCAATTACCCAAGGAGTGTATCTGTTAGGTTGGATCCCATTTATTTCCTCTGGAGCCGAAGAGAGATTGTATCTATCGTAGGATAAGCTGTTTGGCTTTACAAACGTAGGTATCTTGGGCATTTGACCTTCAGCGATTGGAAACACTGAGGTCATAGACGAAGAAGATAATAAAGACCCGTTTAAATATACCTCTGTCAAATTTTTGTTAGGATCTAAAGTTACTACAACATGTTTGAAGACCGTAGAAGCATCACTAAAACTATCTCCAGCACTAGTTTCTAAACTTAAAGGAATTTTAAAACAGAATGGTTCCGTTACTGAGTAACAATCTCCATTTCTAATAGATTCAGATTTATTTATAAAACCAATGCTAGATGCGTTCATTGATTGAGTTGGAGCAAAGAAGAAACAAGTCGAAGAAGGATAATTTAAGTTATCTGTTGCCTCTGCCGTAAGTCCTTCAGATATTCTTCTATCTCTAGTGAACCCCATAAGGAATCCACGAACAACAGAAAAGCCTGCTTCATTCTTTATATAATTTATATCAGTTTGTGGTTCAGAGTTTGCTTGTAACCCAAAATTTTCGTTTGCTAAAATAATCTTATACTGATGATCTACTGTTGTTGAGCTTGGTATTAAGTTAGGAACGTGTATCCAAAAATCAAAGCTGGTTCCTTTTCTTGAATACAAGAGATCTGTCAGTTGTTTATTTTCTTTTAATACAACTGAATTGTTAGAACCAAGAATACTTCCATTTGAACTTAAATTAACTAAGCCATCAAGGTAAGCAGTTCCTAGACCAAGAGAATAAACTGAAGATATGCTAGAAGCTATTAATTTAGCATTTAATGAATTATTGTTAGTTATGCAATTATCAAGTAAAAACTCTGCTGAACTAAAAGACTCAACATAGGTCTCTAAGAAATTATAAACAGCTACCAAACCATCACTAGTTATTTGTGTAGTAGTGTGCAATCTAGTTGTATCTATTGCACTATAAGAACTTGCACTTTCAATAATGTTAGCTTCTCCTACTAAAGATAGAACTAAATGATCTATATTAGTTATTACATTATCTTTAGGAGGGGAGACATAGGTTGCTGACACAGGTAGAATTATTCCGTCTACATCATCGTAAGAAACCGTAAGAGCTTTTTGTTTCTGGATACTAAACAAAACATTCTTATTTTCTAAATAAGAAAAATCATTTAAAGGAACTTTCCCCGGAGTATATTTTGTGCCTCCAAAGGTTACTGCTAACTCTATTTGTTTTTTTCTTTTGTTTATTTTTTCTTGATAATGAGCAGTTTCGGATAGTAAAGATTGACGTAAGTTAAATTTATCTGCCTCACTAGAATCTTCATCTTCCTCAAGTTTTACAATGTTTGAAGAAAGATCATATATTCTTTTGTTCTTTTGACCAGTTAGTTGCTCCAAATAATTATCTTGATCATAATAAGGCTCGAAAAATTTTGAGTCGTTTATTTTATTTACATCTAATGTGCTGTTTACAAATTCTTTTATTTCCTTACTTGATAAGCCTTTACCTCTTCCTCCTATATTAGGATCATGTTGAAACTGCCAAAAGTCTTTAAAATTTATAGAATCTTTTCTTCTTTTTAATTCCGTAAATACCGGAGGTAATCCCTCTGATTGAGAATCATAATAAATTCCATCGACCGATAATATAAACTGACCTTCTTTAGCTCTAGGAGGGCCAAAAGATAATCTAAATATTTCTTTTGGTGGCTCTGGATCAGTAACAATATTAGTGGTAAATGAAGGTAAAAGATTTAGTGTGTCTATGGCCCCATTAAATTGTGGTTCAGTGGCCGGATCAGCAAGTCTTCTTCTCAACTCATTATCAATTTTACCTATAAACTCATCTGCTGTCTCAACGAATCCCTGTGCTTCTCTTAAATAAGCTAATTCACCCGTGGTAAATAAATCATCTCTCCTTATTTCTATAGTACCACCTTCATCATCAGATACCTCTTCTCTCTCAGAAATACTAGGATACTTTGCCACATAATTACTCTTTAAACTTTTAAAGCATTCTTTAATTGTATTAAATTCGTTATATATGTCCTGACCAAATCGGTAAAGTGATTGACCATAAGCTAATATACCATCTATGTAACCAACTGCGCTGCCGAGTGTTTTAACTAGTTCTAATCCACCAGAAGACCAATTTGATAGAAATTTTAATTGACCATTCTCATCAAAAAGATCTGATATACCTAAATCATCTCTTAAAGATTCAAGAAATGAATTTATATCATTTTCTGCGTTAACTTTACCTTGTAATGCACCTACTCTTAGAGCAACTAAAACATCAAAAGGAAGTAACCCTAAAGCCTTCTCCCCTAATTCAAGAAGACACTTAGGTACTCCATAATTGGAGTCGTTAATTAAATTTTCTAGAGGACTTCCTTGCCCTTCTACTATTCTTTGTAAATCTTTTTCGTTAAAACCCATAACTTATATTATATACTGTTTATCCGTATTTATTGAAAATTTACTTTTTAGTGCTATTTCTTAAGAACTTAGCACCATATGGATATTCCGAGGTTTCTGTATTAACAGCAGGAGAAGGTCTTCTATTAGAGTTAATATTTGATGTAGCTTGCGAACTGCCTCCTCTTGAAGCCCCAGAATTAAGTGCTATGGGTAGTCCATCTATACCTAAAACTCCTTGAGAGTTTATGTTAACATTATTTCCGGCTATATTAACAGTAGGTGCTTTTAAGTTAATACTTTGTGTTCCTTCTATGTTAACAGATGCTCCAGTTAGCGTCACTGGTTGTGGAGCATTAATATAAACTCCATTTTGTGTTATTTGAATAGATGCTCCCCCTCCCTTCATTCTTAAAGTAATAGCCTCCCTAGTAACTTTTATATCCGAGTTAGCGGTCTCTATGACTACTCTCCCACCTTTTTCTTTAGGAGTTGATTCAGTCTTGGCTGCAATATGAATATTTTTCCAATGACTAAAGATATTAATGTTGCCATGTTTAGCACCATAAAGACCTGTTCTACCCTCCTGCCCGGCTGATTTGTTTTCTATTGTGATATCTTTTCCATTTTCAACTTTTAAATCAATAGCCCCTTGATTAGATGTAAACCTGAAGTCTCCTTGCATCCAAGATCTTAAAGTTCTTTTTGGCAAAAATGGATTAGTCGGAATCGCATAAATTCTTAAGTAATCACCCTCTCCATTTTCAAGTCTAACAGCCTTCAACCATGGTGTTGCATCACAACCAACTATCATGCTTGCAACTTTTAAAACTGTCTTATTAATATATTTAAATTTAGATTTTTTATTATTTATTTCTAGCCCTGCTCCACGGCTATTTTTAAAGTTAAGCACCATGTTAACTAAATCTTGAAATGGTGATGGGTCAACTTCGGGTACTTTTCTTACTTCATCATCTATTGATGTTAATTTACTTAGTAATCTGTCTCCCCCTACAATTGTTGTCAAATAATAATAAGTATTTAATAAAGGATGCTTAAATATTAATATTTCCGATCCTTGTTCTGGCGGCGCATGAATACCTCCTCTTTTAAAAGGGGTGTGAAATGGAGAGGTGTAGATGACCTCTAACCAAGGAGGAGATGTTATCTGTAAGTCTTCTGATCCAACATACAATCTTCCTTGTTTAGTTACATCTATTGTTGTTTTTACTTTTGCATTATAAATCATAGCC